ATCTCTTTTTCTTTCTCGGTAATCATAGAATAGGGTGCTATCAGCTTCTCGTTCATTAGCTGTATTAGCTGCCTGGAAAAAGCGTCTGCACCAGCAAACAGAATATCTGTAGATACTTCCATTTTTTCAGTCTGTGAATGTTGTTTTGGCGCAATGGTTTTAGGCTTATTTTCTATCGGCTTTATCTCTTCTACATCATTGGTAATATAACTGCAAATATTACCAAATTTTCTTTCTAATATTTCAATTTTGACGGGTGGTAAATCCCTTCTGCCATTCTCTACGTTGGCAATAAAGCTCTGTCCACATGAAAGAAGTTGAGCTAATTCTTTCTGTGTGATTCCTTTTTCTTTCCTAAGTCTTTTTAAATCAATCATTTATTGACTTTTTAAAATATAACATGATAATATTCCTTGAAATATTACTAAAATATTACGAGATTTATTTGGTAATATTACCAATGTTACATATATTTGCAACGTAATAAAAGTAATAACACCACAAATATAGGCAAAATAACCTATAGGAGTGATAATATTTCAAATGAAAATGAGCGAATTAACAGAAAAAGACTATCCTACTTTTACGCAAATGTATAAGAATTTGCCCGAAAGAAGTAGTATCAAAGCTCCTAAAACTGAATTTGTAGAAAAGGTGGCTAAGATTACTAAGAAGTCCGTAAAAACCGTGCGGTGTTGGATCGCTGGAACACAAAAGCCGGATGCGTTGGCGCAATCTGTTTTAGAGAAAGAGTTTAAAGTTCCTGCCAAATATTTATTCCCTGAAGCATCGTAATATGAAACCTATCGAATTTTACACCACACCAGAAGGCGAAGTTACTATGCGTCCTTTAGGTGAAGCGGAAAGGCAACTTAGAGAAAGTGATACTGAGTTTATCCAGGCTTTCTTGGAAATACTGAGAGAATTTTATACTGAGGCTTATACGGCTTTAATGGAAATTTACTCAAAGAGTTCTGAAAATAAGCGTTACCGTGATTTTTTGGCTGTACGGAGATTTATAAAGTGCAACTTTGGTCTATACGATAATGTGATAGATATTGATGAGAACTGGAATTTCCGTTTTGAATTTGTCGGGTGTCCTCTACGTGGCGAGTGTAAAAGCGATAAGATCATTTGCGCCCCCAAATTTAATTCAAAGCTATCGGATAGACAGCTTGAAGTGATGAGGCTGCTTTATGAAGGCAAATCAGATTCAGAAATAGCAGACAAATTATTTATCTCTTTGAATACCGTTAATAATCACCGAAAAAACAGTTTTAGAAAAGTCGGTGTACACTCGTTCCCTGAGTTTATGCGGTATGCTATGCAAAACAACTTATTCAAATAACAATAATGCAACATTAATATGAGTTCGGACACGTTTTTAAATTTGGTTGGTTGCTCCATATTCGGTGCTTTAGGGGTTACTTGCCTGGTATGTGCTATTGCGTTCTCAGCTTCGCACCAACTTCTATTTACGGCTATGTGCTTCCTGATGTTCTATGTACTTTATACAGATAACCAGTACAATACAGAAAGCGTACAGCACTATTTCAGAAAAATGTTGAGGGCTAAAAGATTACGGAAAAGGAAATGTAGATAATGGGTATTGTACTGGAGCTATACGAGCTTAAAAATCTCTGTAAAGATATGGCTGAGCTTGGAGCTGCCAATTACGCAAAAATGGTATTTCCGGCAAAAGATCTTATTTCCCAAAGGGAGGCTTATAAATCATTCGGTGAGGCTCGTGTAAAACGGTGGGTACGCCAGCAACTTGTACACCCTACAAGGAATGGGGCAGAGAAACGCTCCAAAATACTATACTCCAGAGCTGAATTATTAACTATCGAAAAGACAGAGAAAATAGACACTTATATAAACAAATTATGAAAGAAGTATTCTTAAAGAAATTGATCCTAAAGAATTTCAAGAAAATTCAAGATCTAACAGTAGAGTTTACAGATAAAAATACCTTTATCTGTGGTGGAAATGGCACAGGAAAGACAACGCTTCAAGATGCGTTCTTGTGGCTGTTATTTGGGAAGGACAGCACGAATAGGGCTGATACCAACTTTAACATTAAAACGTTGGGAGAAGATGGAAAACCAATCTTACACCTTGTACATAGCGTAACTGGTGTATTGTCTATCAATGGTAGAGATGTTGAACTGCAACGTAACTATGTTGAAAAATGGGGAAGTGGTGTAAACGCTGGTGTCCTTCAAAACCATGCTACAGAGTTTTATTTGAATGGTGTAAAACTCAAAACGAAAAAGGAGTATGATGCGGAAGTAGCAGCGATCTTGCCGGAAGATGTTTTTAGAATGATTACTAACCCGTTATATTTCCCGACCATGAAGGCGCAAGATCAGAAAGCTATGTTGCTTGAAATGGCTGGTAACGTTACGAATGAGGAAGTAGCCAATATCAATCCAAAGTTTCAAGAGCTGATTAGTCTTATTTCAGGCAGAACCTTAGAGCAATTAGCAAAAGAAATAGCCTCTAAGAAATCAGCTATCAAAGATGAGTTAAAGGGTATTCCTGGTAGAATTGATTCGGTACGTGATGCAATGCCTGAAAGTGAGGACTGGGCGGTTTTGGAGAAGGAAATAGCCGACAAAAAAGAGAAAATTAAAGATATTGATAGCCAGTTAGCCGATAAAAGCAAACAGATAGAAGCAGAGTTCAAAGCCAAATCTGAGTTGCAAAAGCAAATCGGGAACAAAAAACTTGCCAAGTCGCAAAGAGAAAATGAGATAAGACAAAATGCCAATAAATCCTACCATGACGTACTGGATAATATTTCAAAGCTGGAATATCAAGTTAAAAGCAAGGATGCTGAAATATCCCGTAAACAAGAGGATCATTCTCGTATCAAAGCTACTATCGAAGCTCTAAATAATGATTTGGAAGTATTGAGAGGTAAGTTCTATGCCATAGATGCGGAAACGTTACAGTACCCGGAAGGGGCTTTTATTTGCCCGACTTGTAAAAGAGAGTTGGAGGTAGAAGATATTCAAGCCAAGCAACAAGAATTACAGGACAACTTTAATCTCAACAAGGCAAACCGACTGAAAGCAGTGCAAAATGAAGGCAAGGAAAAAGCTGCAAAAGTTGAAGAGCTTAAAAAGCAGTGTTCAATTATTCAAGCTGCTATAACTCAGTTGAGTAACGAGAAAGAAATATTGGTGCATAATATCAATGAATGTAAAGGGAATATGCCGGAAGAACAAGATACACAAAAGATCATTCTTTCCGATCCTACCTGGCTTTCTCTCAGTAATGAAATCGTAGATCTTGAAAACCAGTTAAAGGCAGAAGCCAAACCTATAGACACAACAGAGTTGAAAGAAGCTAAGGCTACTCTTTCTGAGGCTATAGATGAGCTGAATAAGAAGCTGGGTAAACGTGATACTATAGAACGTTCCAATAAAGTTATTGAGGATCTGGAGGATAGAAGAGATAAAAACAATGAAGCTCTGGCAGAACAAGAACGTTTGGAGTTTTTGGTACAAGACTTCCAGAAAGAAAAAGACAACAAGTTGATGGAACGTATTAACGGAATGTTCTCTTTGGTTAAGTTCTCGTTTATTAGCGAAAAGTTGAATGGGAATGAGGCTATAACCTGCTTTTGCTCTGTAGATGGTGTGCCGTTTGCCGATGTAAACAATGCTTCAAAAATCAATGCTGGGCTGGATATAATAAACGCTATATGTCGATCTGTAGGTATCACAGCACCCATTTTCATTGATAATCGGGAAAGTGTGAACGATCTTATACCTACCATGTCGCAAGTAATAAACCTCGTGGTTAGCAAAGATAAATCTTTGATGATACGTGTTGCCGGAAATGGAACAATGGAAGAATACAAACAACTTTAAATAATAATTTTATGACACAAGAAAATTCAAGTGGTACACAAGTAGTTAGTACCCAATCAACGAAAATGCCAGCACAGGCAAAAAAAATAGATGTGCTGAAAACTATGCTTAACGCTCCTTCTGTAATGGAACAATTTAAAAATGCGCTTTCTAAGAATGCTTCCACATTTGTTGCTTCCATTATTGATCTATACAACTCGGATTCAAATTTACAATTATGCGAGCCGAAAGCGGTTGTAGCGGAATGTCTGAAAGCTGCTGTTTTGAAGTTGCCAATCAATAAGGCTTTGGGGTACGCTTTCATTATCCCCTTCAATAATAGCAAAAAAGTAGATGATTTGGACGAAAAAGGTAAGCCCAAAATAGGCTCAGACGGTAAGCCTATCCAAAAGTATATCAAGGTTATGGAGCCAACGTTTCAACTGGGGTACAAGGGTTATATTCAGCTTGCGGAAAGATCCAACCAATACCGTACCATTAACGCAGATGTCGTTTTTGATGGTGAAGTTCGTAAAGTGAACAAACTTACTGGCGAGATCGCTTTTGACGGAGAAAAGAAGTCTGATAAGATCATAGGTTACTTCTGCTATTTTGAATTGCTTAACGGCTTCTCTAAGACGTTGTACATGACTGTTGAACAAATGGCTACCCACGCCAAACGCTACTCCAAAGGGTTAAAGAAGGAAACAACCGTAGAAAGCCTTATGAAACTTGCCGAACTGCCTTTCTCGGCAGACAGTAAAACCGTTGGATGGCTCGGTAATTTTCATGGGATGGCTATCAAAACCGTTATCAGAAATTTACTTAGTAAATACGGCTATCTCTCTATAGAAATGCAACAAGCATTTGAAAATGATGTTGAGGGTGCGGAAGAGCATACAGACGCTATGCCCACAATGGGAACACAACGTTTTGATGTATCAGATGTTAGCTTTGAGGAAGTTTCTAATACCAGTGCCAATACTGCAACGGCTTCCAATGAAAATAAGCCAGGTTTCTAATGGGAATGGAATTAAGAGTTTTGGGCAGCTCGTCCAGTGGTAATTGCTACATACTGGATAACGGCAATGAGGCTTTGATTATCGAGGCTGGAATACGTTTCATAGACGTAAAAAAGGCTTTGGATTTCAATATTCGCAAAGTCGTAGGCTGCTTAATAACTCATCAGCATAACGATCATGCTAAATATGCTAAGGCAATGGTAGATTGTGGCTTTCATGTATTGGCTCTTCCAGAAGTGATAGAAAGCAAGGAATTGAAAGGTTCCAGAGTAAAAGCCATTAAAATAGGATCGGGCTATCTGCTTGGTGGTTTTCGGGTGATCCCCTTCCCTGCTTTCCATGATGTACCTTGTGTTGG